CACGCGCGTTAGCCGCCGCAAGTTTTCGAAAACTCATGAGTTTTTTCTGAGCGGGATTTTTCGCCATGGGAAAGCGCGGCCCGAAACCGAAGCCGGCCGCCCTGAAACTGTTTGAAGGCAACCCCGGCAAGCGCCGCATCAACCCGGAATATCAGCCGCCAAAAGCGGGCCGGGATTTTGAGGCGCCGGGATGGCTTAAGGGCGAAGGGCTCCGCGAGTGGACGCGCCTTGTTGGCGCTATGTCCGGCTGCGGGATGTTATCGACAATCGACCGCAACGCGCTTGCGGCATACTGCGGGCTATTCGGCCGCTGGACAGAATGCGAGTGGATGTTGAGACGGGAGGGCCTGGCGAGCAAGTCCGGCGAAGTCTCCCCTTGGCTCAAGCTGGCGAACGAATTGAGGGCGCAAATGCGGCCCTACGAGTCGGAGTTTGGAATGACGCCGGGGGCGCGGGCGCGGGTAGCGGTGAATCCGCCGGCGATGAACTCCCAAGCGGAGAGCCTGCGGACCTCAGCGACTGGGGAATCGAAACCGGCGACGCCGGCGCCGATTGCGGGGCCAATGGCGGGACTTATCGGCCGCGTGAATTAAGCCGCTCTGAGCGCGTTATCGCGTTTATCGAGCTTCTGAAGATTCCAAGCGGGAAGGACCGGGGAAAGCCTTTTGTCCTGCGCGAGTGGCAAAAGGATTTTATTCGCCGCATCTATGACCCTCAGCACGCGGACGGCCGCCGAAAGGTGCGCCGCGCGTTGCTGAGCATGGCGCGGAAGAACGGCAAAACCGGCCTTATTGCCGCAATCGTCCTGGTTCACCTTGTCGGACCGGAAGCGAATTACGGGCAAGAGATTTATTCGGCCGCCAATGACCGCGAGCAAGCGGGCATTATCTATCGGCAATGCGCCGGCATGGTTGAAATGGACGAAGGCTTGCGCGCCCTTGTCCGCCCTATCGAGTCGCGCAAGCGGCTGGTTTGCGACCATTTCGGAAGCTTCTATTGCGCTCTATCGAGCGACGCGCGCACGAAACACGGCCTCAACCCGGCCGTCTGGATTTATGACGAGCTTGCGCAAGCTCAAAAACAAGACCTTTACGAGGCTCTAGACACCTCGCAAGGCGCGCAGGCGGAGCCGTTGGGAATCGTTATCTCAACGCAAGCCGTCTCGCCCTTGTCGCTCATGTCGGACCTCGTTGACGATGGCTTGAAACAAGCCGCGTTGCCTGAGGAAGAACGCGACCCGACTCGCGTGGCGGCAATCTATGCCGTCCCGAAGGACGCGGACCCGTTTGACGAGTCGCTTTGGCATTTGGCGAATCCGGCGCTTGGGGACTTCCTGAGCCTGGAGGACATGCGCGCGGAGGCGGACCTTGCGCGCCGCTTGCCTTCGCGCCTCGCATCGTTTCGCAACCTGCGCCTCAATCAGCAGGTTGACGGGACTGACCAGCTTTTGACGGCTGAGGACTGGAAGGCGTGCGGCGGCGAACTCGACCTAGAGGCGCTTAAAGGGCGCTCTTGCGTTGCTGCGCTGGACTTGTCCGCGCGTCGCGACCTCACGGCGCTGACGCTCTTGTTTGACCCGTTGCCGGGCGAGCTTGAGCGGCCGGTTATAACTTTCGTTTGGACGCCGGCGGCCGATTTGTCCGCGCGCGGACAGAGAGACAAGGCGCCTTACACCACTTGGAAGGAACAAGGATTCCTCCTCACCACTACGGGCGCCACCGTCGACCCTGATTTTATCGCCGCGCACATCGCGGAGATTATGGCGCTCTATGACATTCGCGCGATGGCGTTTGACCGTTGGCGCATTCAGGACTTGCTCAACGCCCTGGACGCTATCGGCGTCCGCGTCACCGTTGACCCGGAAGAACCTGAGACTGGCTCTTTGCGCCTGGTTGGATGGGGCCAAGGCTTCCGCGACATGGCGCCGGCCGTCGACGCAATTGAGGCTTTGGTTACGTCGCACACGCTGCGCCATGGCGGCCACCCGGTTTTGACCTGGGCGGCTTCCAACGCCGTGGCAACGCGAGACGCGGCGAACAACCGCAAGATTGACAAGGCGAAGGCGCGCAACCGGATTGACCCGTTTGTTGCGCTGACGATGGCGGCCGGACTGCAGGCGCGTCTCATGGGCGCGCCTTCTGACTATGTGGAGCACGGTCTAATTGATGTCTTTGCGGCATAAAATAGGCGCTTGGATTGCGGGAGTGAACTTCATCACTCCGAATCCGGCGGACGCCGCTGAGATGCCGGCGATTCAAAATTCGGCAACCGTCCGCCTGTCTGAGCTTACCTCGCTCTTTGATCTAGTCGACGGCCTCGCGCCCTACTCAGTTAGCTCTGAGCGGGCAATGAAGCACTCCGCAGTCTATGCCTGCGCGCGCATTATTGGCGGCACAATCGCTCAATTGCCGCTCAAGCATTACGAGTCCGGCGATGGCGGCATACCAAAGCAGGTTAGCGGCTCGCCCATTGGGAATCTTCTGAGGCTGCGCCCTAACCCGGAAATGTCCGCCTCTATGCTCTGGCGCCATGTCCTGGTTAGCGGAGTCGTGCGCGGCAATGGCTACGCGTGGATTGACCGCGACGGAGCCGGCCGGCCGCGTGGCATCTATCCGGTTGCGGACGCGGCCGTTGAGCCTGTCCGCACGACTCTAGGCGTCGCCTATCGCTTTACGCTCTATGATGGCCGGCGCGTGGTTGTGCCTGCGATCGATGTTATTCACTTTCCCGGCTCTATCGAGTTGGACTCCACCGGGCTCAAGGCGAAATCGCCGCTCAGCGCCGCCGCTACTGCAATCGGAATCGCGCTAGATGCGGACGATTTTGCGCGCCAACACCTCGCGAACGATGCGACGCCGCCGGGCATTATCAGCTTCACCGGCAAAGTTTCGGCCGAACAAAAAGACCTCATCCGCGACCAGTGGCAAAAGATGGGGACCGGCGACAAGCGCGGCAACGTCAAGGTTTTGGGCGAAGGCGGCAAATTTGAGTCCATCAAATTGACCGCTGAGGACGCGCAGCTTTTGGAAACTCGCCGCTTCCAGATTGAAGACATTGCGCGAGTCTTTGGCGTTCCGCCGCATATGATTGGCGCGCTCGACAAAACCACCTCTTGGGGGACCGGAGTCGAGCAGCAGTCTATTGGCTTTGTTCAGTACACGTTGGGAATGCATATCAAGGCGCTTGAGCAAGAGCTTGAGTGGAAGCTTTTCGACGGTAACGGCGAGTTTGCTGAATTTGACGTGCGCGCGCTTATGCGCGGCGACGCCAAAACGCGGAGCGAGTCCTATCGCCTCGCGGTTGGCGGCTCTAGCGGGCCGGGTTGGATGACTCCCAACGAAATCCGCGCGCTTGAAAACAACCCGCCAATTGAGGGCGGAGACAAGCTTACCAACTGGACCCAAGGCGGCGGCGCGGCCGGCGCGAAACCAAAGGACTCCGCGCAATGAACAATCGCAAGCTTCTCCAATTGTTGGCGAACAACGAAGGCAAAGGGAAGCCGCTTAACGTCGCCATGAGCGAGGACGGCTCTGAGGCGTCCGTCTATGTTTACGACGCGATTGACGCCTATTGGGGAGTCTCCGCTAAGGCGTTCGCGGACGCCTTGAACGGCATCAAGGCGCCCGTCATTCATTTGCGCATCAACTCGCCCGGCGGCGACGTGTTTGAGGCTCGCGCCATGAAAACGGCGCTCCAGGAACACCCCTCCCGCATCGTGGCGCATATCGACGGCCTCGCCGCGTCCGCCGCGTCCTTCCTCATGTTGGGCGCGGACGAAATCAAAGCCGCGCCCGGCTCTTTCGTAATGATCCATAACGCCTGGAGCTTCGTTGTAGGAAACGCTGAGTCCATGCGTCACCAAGCCAAGCTTTTGGACAAGGTCGACGATACAATTATGCGCGACTACACGGCCAAGACTGGCCAAACGCAGCGCCAAATTAAAGAGTGGATGGGCGCGGAAACGTGGTTCACCGCGCAGGAAGCCTTGGACGCAAAATTTATTGACGGCATCGCTGAGAAGCCTGCGAAGGCGACGGCGAACGCCGCTCTATTCAACCTTTCCGCCTATCAAAACGCGCCAAAAAATTACGGCGCCGAATTGCCGGCGGACGATCCTGACAAAGCGGAGTCGGACGAAATCGACGACGCGACTCTAACGGCGGAGGCGGAAGCCGGACGCGAGGCTTGCTTAGCTCGCCTCGCTTTGTACGAGCGCACCGCCCCGTAAGGCGCTCGAATTTTCTGAAACCCAAAGCCCGCCACCCGGCGGGCTTTTTTTTTTTGGAGTCTCTCATGTCTGAGAAGCTTAAGAATCTGCGCGCCCAACGTGCGGCGCTGGTTGCCGAGTCGAAAAATGTTTTTGACAAGGCCGGCGAGAATTTCACCGCCGAACACAAAAAGGAAATCGACGAAATCCACGCGAAAATTGACGTTGTGGACGCCGGAATCCAAGCGCTCAACAAGCAGCTTGAGCACGAGGCGAACGCGCCGACGATTGAAAACGCCGCGCGCACCGATGCGGAGCGCCTGCAAATCTCCGTCGACGAAGCGACCGCACGCCGCTCCGCCGCTCAAAACGCGCTCCGCACGTTCCTGGTTGCCGGCCCCGAGCATATGACGCCGGAAGAAAAGCAGCTTTTCCGCGCCGTCAAAGGCTCCGCCGATGGTCAAACCAAGGGCACGGACGCCGCCGGCGGTTACACCGTCCCCACGACTCTCGTTGCGCAACTGAAGGAAGCCCTCAAGGCTTACGGCGGGATGCGCTCCGTTGCGACGGTTATCAGCACCGAGCGCGGCGAGGACATGTCCTGGCCCACGGTCGACGAAACCAGCAACGAAGGCGAGCTTGTCGCGGAAGCGGCGAGCATGAACACCGTTCTGGACATCGCGTTTGGTTTGAAGACGCTCAACGCCTTCAAATATTCGTCCAAGGTTGTCACGGCCTCGCTTGAGTTGCTGCAAGACTCCTCGCTGGACATTGAAGCCTACGTTGCGAAGGCTTTGGGCGAGCGCCTTGGCCGCATCACGGAAAAGCATTTCACCACCGGCGACGGCTCTGGCAAGCCGCAAGGCATTATCCCGGCCGTCTCGGTTGGCGTAACCGCTTCCTCCGGCGGCACCACGTCTCAAAGCTATACCAACTTTGTTGACCTGGAGCACTCGATTGATCCGGCGTACCGTCAAGGCGCGCGCTGGATGTTCAACGATGCGGTTTTGAAGAACGCCAAGAAGTTGGTGGACTCTCAAGGCCGGCCGCTCTGGCGTCCAGGCATGGGCGGCGGCGACCCTGACAACATTCTCGGTTATGGCTATACCATCAACCAGGGAATGGCGACGCCGGCCGCGAACGCTAAAACTATCGCGTTCGGCCGCCTGTCTGATTACGTCATTCGCGACGTTCTCAACATTCAATTCTTCCGCTTCGCTGACTCGGCCTTCACCATGAATGGCCTTGTTGGCTTCCTCGCCTTCATGCGCGCGGACGGGGACTTTATGGGCGCCGGCGCGTCCGTCAAAGTCTTCCAACAAGCCGCTTCGTAAGGCGCGGCCGGAAGTATCTGAAACCGAGAAAGGGGCGGCTCCGGCCGCCCTTTTCTTTTGAAAGCGGGATTCCCCATGCTTGTTAAAATGCTGACCTCGCGCGCAGGCGATGGGGTTTATGAGCCCTACGGCGCAATTAAGGACGTTTCGCCGGAAGTTGCGGCGGAATGGATCGCGGCCGGCGAGGCTGAGGCTGCGCCGGAAGGCGCGGACGCGGCGGCGACTATCGCGGCTTTGAAAGCGGCGGCGGACACGGCGCAAGAACGAATTGACGCGGCGCAGGACACGGCCGCAAAGGCTGCGGAAGCGACGGCCGCCGAAAAGGCGCGCGCGGACTCTTTGGCGGCCGAACTGGAATCGGAAAAGGCAAAGGTTGCCGCCGCCGGCGACGCCGCTAAGGCGATTGCCGACGCGCAAGCGCTGGTTGTCCAGGCGAACGCCAACGCGGACTCTTTCGCGGCTGAGGCGCGCGCCGCGCAGACTGAGCTTGCCGGCGTCAATGCCCGGCTCGCGGCCCTTGGCGACGCCCCGGCGCGCCTGGAGGCGCTTGCGGCTGAGCTATCGGCCGCGCAGGCGGAGGCGAACACCGCGAAGGCTGAGGCGGCGGCAAACGAGCAAGCGCGCTCCGTTGCGGCTGCAAACGCCCTCACGGCCGCCTCTGAGCGCGACGCGGCGCGCGCCGAAGTGGACGCCCTCAAATCGTCCGGCGCGGCCGTGGCGGCTGAGCGCGACGAATTGCGCGCTCAATTGCTTACCGTGACCGCTGAGCGCGATGCGCTCAAGGCGGCGGCGGAAACCCCGCCGGCGGCTCCAGCCGCTCCAGAGCCCGCCCCTGAGGGCGCGGACACCGTGACGGGCGGCGCGGCCTAATGCGCCCCGTTCTGTCCAGGACTGAAGCCCCGGCCGCCTTGCTGAGCCTCCCGGCTCTCAAGGCGCGCCTGCGCGTGAGCCATTCGGATGATGATACGACCCTTGCGGCAATGCTCGCGGCGGCCGTTGACTTCCTGGATGGCCCTACGGCCTACCTTGGCCGCTGCATTGGGGCTCAGACCTGGACGGAGCGACTCCACCGCTTTCCAACCGCCGGCGGAATCTCGCTCAGCGTTACGCCGGTCCGCTCAATCACGTCCGTCACCTATTACGACGCGGACGGCGCCGAGCAAACGATAGACGGCGCGGACCTGGAGCTTATCACCAACGAGTCGGAGGCGGTTTTGTTCGCCCTGGACGGTTGGCCCGATAGCCTGGACACCCGCCGCCAATTCCCCATTACGATAACGGCCGCTTGCGGCTGGACGACTCCGCCGGCGGCTCTGATTGAGGCGGTTTGCCAACACGTCGCCACGCTTTACGAGGTGCAAGCGCCTATAGGCGCCGCCTCCGAAATGCTCCCGCTTGGCTATGACGATCTAGTGAATCGCTATCGGAGGATTAGCGCCTAATGGTCCGCACTCTGCGCTTCGTTCGCGATTATCACTTCACGCCGCCGGAAGAACAACGAGTCACGATTCTGTTTCGCGCCGGCAAATCTTACCCGGTCCGCAAAGTCTGCGCGGAGCGCGCGCTAGCGGACGGCGCGGCCGTCGACGAAACCCCAACGGAGAGCGCCGCCGATGAAGCCGCCGAGCCTAACGAGCCGCGTTAAATTCCAGCGCCGCGCCCCGGCAACAAATGACGGCGCCGGCAACACGCTTGCGCCATGGTCGGACCTTGTGACCGAACGCGCCGAAATCAAAACCGCGCGTGGCGGGGAAGCCGTCGACGCGGCGCGCCTCGCCGGGCGCGGCGTTTTCTTTGTCCGCGTCCGCGCGAACTCGGTAACGCGCGCCTTGACGGCCGCCGACCGGCTCCAGGACCTGGACGCCGGCCGAGTCCTCGCGATTGTCTCCGTTGAAACGGCCGGCCCGCGTGACGCTTGGGTTAGCCTTGTCTGCGAGTCCGGCCGCGCCGATGGCTGACACGGTACGGCTAAACCCGAAATTTGCCGCGCGCCTCGCGCGCATACCGCCGGACATTATCGCGGAAGCGCGGGAGGGCCTGCGCCAGTCCGCTGAGCAGATCACGGCGCGAATGAAGGCTAACGCGCCGGTTGATGACGGCGATTTGCAAATGTCGATAACGTACCGTTTCGGCGATCAAGAGCGCATAAAGTATTCGCAGAGCCTTGGCGCTGGAAAGCGCTACGGGGCCAACTTCAAAACCAAAACCGCCGGCGGGAGCAACCCGCTCACCGTGACCATTTCCGCCGGCAATACGGAAGTCCGTTACGCGCACCTAGTTGAGTTTGGAACGGCCGCGCACATTGCCGGCGGACAATTCGCAGGCGCCAAGATTCCAGCGATCCCGGCGCAACCGTTCTTTTATCCGATTTTCCGCGCCTATCGGCGCACGGCGAAAAACCGCGTTGCGCGTCACTGGCGCAAGGCAATCAAAAAGGCGGCGCAATCGTGAGCCCTGAGGAAGCGATTCAAAAGGGAGTCTTCGCGGCGCTGTCCGCGTCGACGGCCGTTAAGGCGTTGCTTGGCGACCCGCCGGCGGTTTTCGACCGAGTGCCCGAGTCCGACCCATTCCCGCGCGTCACGATTGGCGAGGATGAAATTACGCCGGACGCTGAGGACTGCCTGGAGGAAGTTGAGGCGTTTGTAACGGTCCATATCTGGAGCCGCGCCGTTGGTAAAATGGAAGCCAAGGCGATAGGCGGCGCCGTTCGCGAAGCTCTCTTGTCTGCGATCGATGTTGACGGATTCACCGTCACGGAATGGCGTGCGCAACAAGCGCGCTATTTCACGGACCGCGACGGCCTGACCACTCACGGCGTTATCGTCATTCGTTACCTTTTGGACGCGGCCTAGAGCCGCCCAACCAGCACGCGAGCGCCTGAGCGCCGCGTTTTCAAAGCCTCGCCACCCGGCGGGGCTTTTTTCATTTGGAGCTTAGACAAATGGCGCTCGCAAAAACTGCGAAAGGCACTCAACTACTCATCAAGATTGGCGACGGCGCAGACCCGGAAGTTTTCGCCCATTCGTGCACGATCAACGCGGAGCGCGGGATTCAATTCTCCGCCGAAACTAATGACGTTTCCGTTCCTGATTGCACGGACCCGGAGCTTTTGGCCTGGGTTGAGCGTGAAAAGCGTTCGCTCTCCGCGACGATCAACGGCGCCGGCGTCCTCAACGGTCCGGACGCGGACGCCTATTTTGACTGGCTGGCGGACGCGGACCCGAAAAACGTAAAAGTTGTGCTCAACATTCCGGGCGCGGACGGCGGCGTTATTTTCTCCGGCGCGTTTCACCTCACTCAATTCGAATTGAGCGGCACGCGCGGCGAAAAGGTGAATTGCACCATTCGACTTGAGTCGGACGGCGCTATTATCGTCGCGGCGAACTCGTAAGGCGCGCGCGAAATGGAGGGCTTGCGCGAGGCGTTGGAAGTGGCGGAGCGGGCTAAAACCCGCTCCGCTCAAATTGTGCTCCCATGGGCTGACGGAGAATATACTTTCCGCCTTGGCCTGGGCGAGTTTCGTGAATTGCAAGAGAAGTGCAAAGCCGGTCCGCCGGCGATTCACCGCCGCTTACTGACCGGCGAGTGGTTCATTGACGATATACGCGAGACGGTCCGGCTTGGCCTCATTGGCGGCGGCCTGGAACCGGCGCGCGCCTTGTCAAAGGTGCAAAGATACGTCGACGGCCGGCCGCCCAACGAAAACATTTTTACGGCGCTCTCAGTTTTGCACGTCGCGCTAAACGGCGTGGATGACGAGGAAACGCCGGGACAGTCCGACGCAAAAAAAGCGACGGGCGAGGCGGAGACGACTCAGACGACTCCGCAAATCCCCTCGCCCTAATCAGCTTTTCGGACGTGTACGCGGCCGGCGCCGTGATGGGATTCACGCCGGCCGAAATCAACAAAATGAGCATGTGGGAATTTCTCGCTTGCCGCGCCGGCTATGCCGCCGCGCACGCGGGGCCGGAGTCAGTAGCTCCGCCCACGAACGAAGAACACGACGCCCTAGCGGCGCGTTGGGCGGAGCTTTAAAAGCATGGCGACGGACACCGAAGCTCTAATTGTGCAAATGTCCGTCGACCTGTCCCGCCTGGAAAAGGGACTGGCTAAAGCGGTTGGCGACACGCAAGGCGCGGCGCGGCGTATGGAGCGCGAGCACCGCCGTCTAGCGCAAACCGTCCGCCAGTCCTCCGACGCAATGGCTGAGGACTTCCGCAAGCTCATTGCGGCCTTTGCCGTGCAACGCGTCGCCTCTGACTGGACGGCGCTTTCTGACACCTGGACGAACGCAGCAAACAAGCTCCGCGCCGTTGGCGTGGAATCTCAGTTTGTGAGCGACAAGCAGCGCGAACTAGCGGACCTCGCTATTCGCACCCGCTCCGGATACGCGGAGACGGTCGACCTTTACGCCAAGCTCACGCGCGCGAGCGCCGACCTTGGAGCCTCCCAAACCGATATTCTCCGCGTAACGGAGACGGTCAACAAGGCGCTTCAATCGAGCGGCGCGAGCGCTCAAGAGGCAAACTCCGCAATCCTTCAATTGTCGCAAGGCTTGTCCTCTGGAGTCCTTGCCGGCGACGAACTGCGCGCCCTGCGAGAAACCTCCCCCGTTATCATTCAAGCAATCGCGGACGAATTTGGAGTCGCGGTTGGCAAGATCAAAGATTTGGGCGCGGCCGGCGAGCTTACGAGTGCGCGCGTTTTCCAAGCAATTCTGCGCGCCTCCGCTGTTGTGGATGAGACTTTCGCCAAGACAGAATTGACCATTGGCGGCGCGATGCAAAACCTGACGACGCGCCTTGTTGAGTATGTCGGAACGGGCAACGAGGCGACCGGCGTTAGCCTCAAGATTGCCGACGCTATAAACTTCGTTGCTGAGAATTTCCACGCCTTCGCGGACGCGGCTTTTATCGCCGTGAGCACCTTTGCCACCGGCGCCGGCGCGTTCTTTGCGTTCCGCTTGGCCGGTACGCTTGCCGGCATAGCCGCGAGCGCCGGAACGGCAACCGTTGCGATGACTCACCTGAGCGGCGCCCTCGCCTTGCTTGGCGGCCCATGGGGCGCGATTCTTATCGGCATTGGCGCGGCGCTCATTTACCTGAGCGAGCGAAGCTCAGAGGCGACGAAAAAGACTCTAGAGTTTGTCAAAACCCAAGAGGAAAACCGCGCGGCCGTTATCAATACGCGCGCGGAAATCGACAAGCTCGCCGGCTCTTACAAAGAGTTGACCTTTGAGCAACAACGAAACTTGCGCATGTCCGTTGCGGACATTTCCAACCGCGCGGACGCGGCTGAGCGCGAGGCGGACGCGGCGCGGGCATATTTGCGTTGGCGCGATGGCTTAGCGCAGGCTGAAAAAGAGGCGCGCCAATACATTTACACGCGCGACAATCCCTCCCCTAACCCGCGCCTCAATCTCAACGTCTCGCAAGCTGAGGCAAACGTCCAAAGGCTCCAGGCGGAGGCGGACAAGCTGCGCGAGCAGGCTGAGCAATTTTCGTCAACTCTTAATGCCGCGATGGCCGGCAAGCTGGAGTCCGACAAAAAGCCGGCCGCCGATACGCTGACTGAGAAACAGCTTCGCGACCGCGCGCAGGATGCGGAGGACGCGGCGCGCCAAAAGGCGCAACGCGAGTCCATGCTCGCGGATTTGAAAATTACCGAGCTTGAGGCGCAAGGGCGCTGGAATCTCGCGGACGCTCTGCGCGACGAATTGCAAATCCGCGAGAATATCGCGCGCCTTATCGAGTTGGGGACTCCGGCTGAGGAAGCGGAGCGCCGCTCAATCGCCACTCAAAACGCTGTCATTGCGGAGCGCGAGGAACGCCGCCGGCTCTATGAGGAAGAATTCGCGCTAAACCAAATGCGCGAGCTTGCGGCGCTTCGCGGCGATGAGGAGTCGCTTAAAAAACTCGACCGTTTGCAGCGTGAAATAGACAAGACTCGCGAGCTTCGCGACCTTGGACTCCCTCAAAACCAGGCTAACGCAGAGGCTAAGGACATAATCGCGGAAGAAGATTACGCGAGAATGCAAGGCCGTTTCCGGGAGATTTTCTCCGGCGCTATTATCGGCGCTGTCCAAGGCGATAACGGCCAATTTTTTGAGGACTGGGTCCAAGACAAATTCGCAACCGGGATGCGCCGCGCGCTCAACTCGCTTGCGGACCTTTTGCTTAAGGTTGTGCAAGGCGCATTTAGCGGCGCCGGGAGCGGAAGCGCCGGCGGCATAACCAAGCTATTGAGCGACGGATTCAACGCGCTCTTTGGCGGCGGCAAGGCGTCCGGCGGCTATTTGGACCCGCGCAAGTTTCACCTTGTCGGAGAGCGCGGCCCGGAAATCTTGGGACCTGGAGCGGCGGGATTCGTCACGCCAAACCACGCCTTGCAAGCGCTCAACCAACCCATGCGCGCGGCGTCCGCGCCGGCATCAATCAACTACGTCGACTCGCGCGTCCTCAACTTCCAAGGGACGGGCGAGGAAATCGCGCAATTCCGGCGCATTCTTGATGAGGACCGCGCGCAGCGCCCGTCTGAAATCCTGTCCGTTGTGGCCGGCGCTCAAGAGCGCCGCGTTTTGTAAGGCTCAAACTCATGGCTTTGACTTTCCCGCGCGCCTTCCCGGCGACGCGCTTTAGCTCTGTCGAATTTGAGCTTGTGCCTATGGAGGTAAACAACCCCGTCGACGGCGGCGAGGTTATGAGCGTCCAGGTTGGCCCGTCGCGCTGGCGTGCGCGTTACGAGGTGGAAACGCTCAGCGATATTGAGGCGGGTAAGTGGCGCGCCTGGCTGTCCTCTCTGCGCGGAGCCGGCCGGACGTTTTACGGCCGCGACCCGCGCGCGCTCTATCCGCTGGAATATCGCGCCTCAGGATTTGGCGGACTTACGCGCTTTGGCGGCGGCTCTTTCGACGGCTCTTGTTCCTGGAGCGTCAACGGCTCGCGCGACGTTTTGACTCTGGGCTCAAGCTCCAGGCTCCCGGCGTCATTCCGCGTGCGCGAGAATGATTATTTGGCTTTCACCTGGGACACGTCCAAGCGGAGCCTTCACCGCGTTCTTGAGGACGTAACGGCCGTCAACGGCATCTTGTCCGTAACGGTTGAGTCCATCGTCGACCCTCGAATCGTTCCGAACGGCGCCGGCGTCACCTTTGCCGCGCCGGATTGCGTGATGGTTCTAACCAAGGTCGACGCGCCGCGCGCAACCGGCCGCCTAACGCGCTTTTCCTTTGAAGCTGTCCAAAGGCTTGAACCTTGAAAACCCTCACCACGGACGCCGCTAACGCGCTGGCGGCGCGTCGCGCCGTCATATCGGGCGCGCTCAAGCTCGCGTTGCCAACGCCTCGCTATTTTTGGGCCGGCATTGGGGACCTCGTTATTGACGGCGACACCTATAAAGGCATTGGAGCGCGCGCTATTATCTCGCCCGTTTCGTCCAGCCTGGGCGGCGCGGCGAGCGGGATAACGCTGGTTTTGGGCGGCCTCACGCCTGAGGTTGCCGCCTCGATTGAGGACGAGGATTACTCGCAAAAGCCGGTCATTCTCCGCCGTCTGATTTTCGACGGCAACGGAGTCGATCTAATCCAGTCCTACGTGGTTTTGCGCGGCAAGCTGGACGAAGTGACCATTAGGCAAACCACTACCGGCGAGGCGGCTATTGACTTCCAGATTGAAAACTCTGCGCGCGACTTCTCACGCGCAAACGCATCAATCCGGAGCGACGCACACCAACGAATCCTTGGCGGCGCGACTGACGGCGGACTCAAACATATCAGCGTTGCGGGGATAACGACTCTCTATTGGGGTAAACGCCCAACCAACTCGCCGCTCGCTCCAGGCGGAGTCGGCTCCAACAATGGAAACGGAGCCGGAAGCGGCCGTTGGTATAGGGGGCGAGAATGGTAACGCGCCGCGAGGACTGGCCTGAGCGCCTTATCTCTTACGTTGAGAGCCGCGAGTCCACGCCATTTAATTGGGGCTATCAAGACTGCT